TTAAGACTGGTATTTGCCAACGCCTAAGCAAACGCCAACGCATACTAACGCCAATCGCTTTCAGGGACTTGTTACTGGAGCTCGCACTATGAGTACATATGCAAGTTCTGTTCGGAATTCAAGTGAGCAGGATGCGAACGCTATCCCGACACGTCCCTATTCTGGATATTCCAAATTCAAATAAAGATCCGACAAGTGCTGCCATTTACTGGCACGCTTGGTATTTTCATAGATCGTCTGGGGTAACTCATTGATATGAGTCACTACTGGCTCGTATTCGACCATAATGCCCATTTGCGCGACGATCTTCTGCCGGTCAGGGTGTAAAGCCCAAAGTTTGTCAATCGCCTCCTTAGGATCACATAGCTCTTGAAATGGGACCCAGCCATTTTCAAATACCATGATGCAGGTAACCATCGGAGATTTGCCTTGATGAACAAAGTAGACCTTCATGGTCCAAAAGCTCCCATCGGATTTTGAGAAATATGCTGACAAACAGTGTCGTATTGAGATCGACTCAACATAGAGCTACTTTGAACTCCGAGTTTAATTAAATAGTCTTTCACTGCTGCGTCCGACCAATGCGAAGACTTAGAAATTGCATAAAGGCGTTTCAATTGTGCCTCGCTGGGCTTCCAGCCACCGTCGGTATCTTTCTCTTCGGTTCGGCTAAAATTACCGCCCGATTTGAATCCCGGATCCCAGAAGTCTCGAGGTTTCTGTTTGGGTTGAATCTCATGAGAGTCATATTCGGTATCTTTCTCTTCTTCAGTCGGGACGCAAAAAATCTGTAAACAACAAATTTTCATTGCCGCACTCATGGCTTTATTAGATGATTTATCTCCAGTATCCATGGCTTCGCCCGGAATAACGGCCTCAAATGAAGACCCATCCTGAGCGTAGAACGTATATTGAACCGTAAGACGAGTATAAATAAGAGTTCCGCCGTTTTTTGATTCCCGTTCTTCGCGGCATGTTTCAAGGACTTTTGGGACGAGATAGACCCCGTATTTTACGAAGAGAGGCTGAAGTGCGGCGTACACGTCATCAATCCCTCGAAAGAGATACCCCTTACCTTGCTCGTTTTTTCTGGTTTTCTCAATTGCTCCGACATCACCCATGATTTTAGTAATGGCAGAATAGATGCCTTTTTCCATGTGAGTTTCCTTTCTAATTCATCTGGATCAATTGAAAAATTGTCCAAACCATGAGGCCAGCCAAAAATAGTATCCAACCCACCATGATCATTTTAGCTGTGACGATCATATTAAATCCTTTCGATCAATCAATTTTCTCAGAAGCTCAAAGTATTCAAACCAAGTAATCTTTTTTTGTTCTAAAGCGCGAAGCAGATTCAAAGCCTCAACGTCTTTCGACAGGGATGCTCTTAGATCTTTCGATATCTTTTGAGTCTTCATACTCTATCTCCTTTGTAATGCCGAGCATTTCTTTCAAGATATGAATCTTCATTTCGCATTCAATAATAATTTTTCTAACCTGATTTAATTCTTTTTCATTTCGATCTAACTCACTCTGAATGAGTTCAATTGGTTTTTCCCCTTGAAAGGCCACCACCGCAGCTTTCAGAGCTTCAGTCGGTCCTAGTATTCTTCTATAAGTTTCATTGAAATCACTCACGACGATTTCCCTTTTTAAATGCAAATTCAGAAGCGTCTGACTTCGACATTCCACAAGCCATTGCTAATTTATAAATGGTCTTTCTGTTCGGTTGATGACTTCCTTTAAGAAGATTGGAAATCGTTGAAATACTCACGCTTGAGGAGACAGAAAGTTTGGCCACGGCATTATCACCCGCGCGCATCAACCAGTCATTAATCAGATCCAGTAATTTCTTCATAAAACAACTTTAACGTAAATTAACGTAAATTACAACAAAGTTAGCATTAGAATGTGTCAATATTGACACATTGCATTATTAAATGACCAGCGTATAATTTTAAGTATAGATACTCAACTACAAGGAGTCAGTATGAAAAACGCACTTATCTCGATTTTGCTTTTGGTGTTCCTTTCGGGTTGCGGTCAAGCGAGAATTACATTCTCGAATGGTACGACGATCTCGTTTAATACGAGTGCTGAAAGCCAAGCGCTTGCAGATATCGCTACATGTCCATCGGGAATGACTTTGATCCCATCTGGGACGGGTGTGGCGGCTTTCTGTATTGATAATACGGCATCTGCGACCACGACAACCATCTCGCATAATGCTGCTTCTAATAGTTGTACATCCCAATTCAAATCACTCTGTTCATCAACTCAATTGAAAACGGCTTGTGATTCAAATGCACTCAATCAATCCTATTCCTATTGGACGACAGACATGAGCGGTGGAAACTCCTATGCTGTTAATATTGCGTTCGATGCAGCGAATTGTGGGAATTATGGTGGGTCTAATCAATCCATAGATTTAAGTACTAGTGTGACTGAATCGTATTATTGCTGTTCACGGTGATGGGACAGATCCCTTTTGACAATTCTGGAGATCATTGTGACATTTCTCAGAATCTGCCTTGAGTATGTACCAGTCAGAAGTCATGACGATACTACAGGGCATCTCATTTCCTTCAGGTTGCCCAGGGCTAGGTGATGGAGCTGGCTTACAGGTATCCCCTGGGAGATCCGGCCAACCTCCAGTGCCGAGCTTCCCTAGAAGCTTAGCTTGGTCAAAACAGTCCGTAGGTTGATCCAATGCATAGTTTCTATAAGGGAATACCCATGTCGATGCGCATCCAAATGCAGTTAGAACTCCAATGACAAATCCTGGAAAGAATCCAGCTGTATAATGCTTCATTGTGGACGTCCAGTTTCTTCCGCTTTTTGTTCGTTTTCTTCTTCCGTGGTAGTAATTTGAGCGTCAGTCTGGTCAGGCGTAGGCTTACCCAACCAGATACCGACTTTAAAGAAATACACGATGCCGCCTACGATGGTCGCAATCCCTGCTACGAGTGCTGATATGCCTGCAAAGGTCATGATTGAACGGCGGCGACCAAAGCAGCGATGTTCGTTGCTGAACTCAAAAGGAGAGTCGCACTTGCGGCAATCACTTTCTGAGCTTTTGCACTATCGCCCGAAACCAAAGCCGTCACATCCGCCAAAAGATCAGCATCGGCAGCGGGATTGGAAACCAAAGCCTGGAGTTCAGATCGAAGTTCGGCGGAGCTCGCTACAGCAAGAATCGCTGGGATGTCTTCACCGGCAACCAAAAGATCCGAGAGAATCTTTGGAAGTCCGGCTTTACTAGCCAAGTCCACGCCAGCGGCAACAAGATCAGATACTTCCTTTAAAACTGCTTTCAATAACGTATTCATTTTATCTCCTTTTTTGAGGTCAATAATTTAAAGATACCGGCAATGGAACTAAATACAAGTCCTAAGACACTCCCGAATCGGGTCTTGCCCATTCCGTGTTCCAACATCAAAAGTAAAAAGAGATCTTTATGTTTCAGAATAAAGACGATCGTCTGCAAGTCTTCCATATCAGAATCCTGTCAAAGAAAAATGCATCGGATCGGTTCGGCTAAAGTTCCCGCCCCATTTGAATCCCGCATCTGTAAAGCATTTCACGAAGATATCAGTCCAAAGAGACTTAGAACCCAAAGGCATGAGAGATGCGTTCAGATCGATCGCCATTCCCCACGAGTGAGCACTTTGAATGCCAGGAGATCCTCGAATGTCTCGTACCATGAGACAACCATCGAAGGAATGCAATTCAAGCACGCATCCGCGAACGATAATATTTTGTAGAGCTTCCGTAAGAGGTGCAATCATGTCATGGTTCACATAAGCATGCGTCCAAGAAAGGCCGCTTGCTGTATTTATAACCCATTCAGAAATTTGAGCCGGAATTTCAAACATCTCACAATGAAGACTCTCATCCGGCCACGTGGTCCCAACGATTTCTCCGTATTTTTCGATGACTTGTTGTTGGGTCATTTCCTTTGCTCTACTGCGTTCAATCGGTCTTCGTGGTTTTCGATTTTAAATACAATCATCGCCATTTTTTCGTTCAGTACTGAGACATTATGACTCAAATCTTTGAGCGTTTTCGAAACCTCATTTGCGATAAGCGCAATAAAGATTCCAATGATTCCCAACGTACCTCCCAACAAAGCGATGAGTAGTTCATCCATGCTTTTATTCTAACTGGAAAGTTAATTTATTCTAATAAATTTATTTACCGTTACCACCGTAGGCCGGGTTTCATCTCCTCCAACCTCACTCATAAATAGATTACCACTCGCCACGTCATTTGTATTACTGTACGTGCCTCCCACGTTTGGTCCAAATCCACCTCCAAATCGAAGAGTGATTGCATAATCAGAACCGTTCCCAGATCCAGTCCAAAGAGGATGGTTGTGTGCGCCAAATTGTTGGGATTGCAGAGTACCGAGTGCCAGATCTCCATCGGGATTCTGATATCCATCAGAACGTCCATTATTTTTGCCCCGCGTAAAGATCCCACGTAAATCCGGGACATTTGTATTGGAGGTCAGCGTTTGATAAGCACTGCCCGCGACATTGCTACCGTCCGCCAAAATCCAATTCGTTCCGGTCTGAGATTGAAAGGCCGCTAAAGTCAACATAGAATCGATAACCGTTCCGACTGGCATCGTATTGAATAAGCAAAAATTAATTGCCGCTCCCATCGATGCGAAAAGAGATTCTGAAGTCGGATTTCCAGTCTCAACGGATTCAATCTGAACTGGCACATTACTTGCTGCTATGTTAGCCATAAAAGCTCCTTACAAAATAAGATACGGACCACCTGTTTGTGATCCAGTACTCGAGTAATCTTTAAATCCAACGTATTCAATCAACATACCTGCAGATGGAATAAATCCAAGATCCGATTTAACGGTTACAAGTCCAGTGCTCAGATTCACGGCGGTCACGTTCACTTGATTTGAAACGTCGTTATAGAACTGATCATGAATCATGACTGGAAGTCCGATATTGAGAACGATAGAATCCGAAAGACTGACATAGAACTGGGTCTGACTGACGCCCGAGATAACGGTAAGTGTTGGATCGATATGGGCAAACAAAGTCTTGTAAAGTGCATTGGTCTCTGGATTCATTCCGGTTCCGTAGTTCACAACGTCCACGATGTACCCCGCTGGCGGAACAAACGGCAGATTCGGTGAAACCATCATGCGATAAGGATCTGCAGGCGAGAATCCATTCAGTATTGCCGTTGCAGACATTGTCCAGAGTTGATCATGCACGATAATTGGAAGTCCTACGAGCTGAGTCCATTTCTTCTGCTCGTTGCCTGGATAAAGAGGACCATAGCTGTCTTGAATCTCAATGGAGTTATTCGTGCTCCCGGTTGTCACGATGCTGGATGGTGAGATCGTTCCGTACCGTTGTCCGATCTGATAACCAGTGTTGGATAAAAGTGTGAGCTCCGCATATCCGCCTTTGATATTTAACGATCGATTGATCACTTCAAAAAGCTGAGTTCCTAAATTTCTTACTCCCGTTTCAAGATTGCTGATTTGAAGCTGACCATTATCGACAAGTGCAATAATATCTCCGCACTCAATCATCGAAGCCACAGACCACTGGACTTGAACGGTAACTTCGAATGCTGCTTTCTTATAGCGATTCAAAATAGCCAAACCCCGGATCTGGATCATGACATTTCCGCCTAAAGATGTTTTCACTCCGTCAGCATTAATCGGCAAAATGGACTCAAGATCAATCGGATTTGCAGATGTTTCATCTAAAAAAATATTTTGGCTATCATAATTCCCTTGGTCGTCTAAATCGTAATTATATTGAATCACGTTGTAAAATCGACGTTTATTCGTTGCTCGTGTGATTTGGATCTTGTCTGGATTTATGACTGTTGTCCAATCTACATAGATCATACTTTGTCCAGCTATCGGCGGAAGAGTGACTGCAACAGAGACTCGACCATACCGAGTGATGGTGTAAAGACCAGCTGGTAACCAAAGCGTTCCTTCAATAAGATCTTTTGCGACTTGTCCGTTTTGAGTATCAGAAATATAAATTTGTTCTGTGTAAATATCAGATGTGAATAAAAGCTGCCTTAAATATTGGTGAGTCGTAATGTCAATGTCTTGAGGGGTATTGAGTACTCCGCAAGTCAGTGGGAAAGTATCGTACTGAGATCGAAATGCCACATTTACGGTGTTGGCTGGATTTTCGATGTTTGGAAAATTAGGAGTCACAGTCACAAGTCGATTCGTGTCGCCGAGATCGTTTTGAATCCCATTGATAACGTAGGTCCCATCATTTCCCATGACGCTATCGGTGATGTAAACGTAATCTCCGATTGTCAAGCCATAATCGTCTACGGCATCTACTCCTGGAGGGAGGAGAATGCCACCTGGTTGAGGATTGCTTGGATCTAAAGAGGTCCCGAGTGCCGTGATTGCAACACCACTAATCCATGGTCCTCCCCAACCCGACAGCATGATCTTTAAAGCGAGATCAATGAGATTTCCTTGGAACTGAACAGGATTAGTGACCGCTGCACCTTGATCATGCCCTTGCGCAGTAGTTCCTCTTGAATTATTTCCGCCGCGAGGAAATACGAATACCGAAGGATAGAAATTTGCATTCGTTAAAGTCGCTTGATTCGTTGTTGCGACTGCCGACAGAATGATATTATTTCCTGAAATCCCAGTGACAATCGTATTCGATGGCCATCCCACAACTCCTGCAAAAAACGACATCCCGTAAACAATACCAACCGCACTGGTCACTGTGATGTAATTTTGATTTAAAACCCATGTTCCAGTCGTTAAAACAGGAATTGCATTCACGACTGAAAGAGGTGGAAAGAATGTGGTCTGAGTTCCACCAGAGCTGCCCGCCGTAATCGTTTGATTTAAATAAATGTTATTTCCAATGATATTGGTGACAACGCTCGCCTCGGGCAATCCAACCGCTGAAATATAGTCTCCGATTACAATTCCAAGTGCCGATGAAACAGTGACATAATTATTCGTATTCACCCATGATGCAATTATAAATACCGGACTACCCGCGACGATCGTACTCGGAGAATATGTCATGACTTCGCTATCAACTAAAAGATAAGTTGTAACAGACGGATCATAGCTCCCATTAGGTCCTAGAATCGGTTCAATGATAGCAGAAGTATTTATCACTGGAATAATGGTGGTTATAGGATCAATCGCACCGCCCAAAGCAGTCGTTGCTCCAAAGAAGATCGTCTGTCGGCGTTTTACATTCGCATCTGAAAGTTCAAGCGTTACCATGCCGCATTTACTTGTGATGTTGGTGATGTATCCTCGGAAGACTTTATAATAATCATCGGGGAAAGAACTATTAACGAACCCCAACGAAACGGTGACCAAAATATTAATCAGGGGTTCTGGAACCAAACTATTTTCAGCAATAAGTTGAGTCATGATCCCGTCTTTATCGACGAAGGTTAGACTTATTGTTGCGACGCTTCCGCGACCCTGCTCGGGTTCGATTTGTTGAGAGATATTGAGTCCACTATCGACCATCAGAATCGGTTCGACATCAGAGATCGCAATTAACCCGCCATAAACTATTCCAGGATCTCCGTAGTGGATTCTAGGATCTCCATATCGAATCTTTTCATAAACCTGAACCATAGAAAAAAGTGTGGATATGCCTGCAAACTGCACCACAACATTGAGTTGTTTCGTGCTTTGTTGATTTAAGACCTGATAGGCTAATGGATAATTCGTCGTTCCCATTTTTTATTGATAATGCTCTTCTACAATAATATATCCCGATCCACCATTTCCACCACCGCTAGCGCCGGTTCCACCTGAACCAACCGAATAGGCATAAGTTGAAGCTGGGCTATTAATAATCGCTTCTACATAACCTCCTGCGCCACCTCCAGAGCCGGGATACGCCGATGCACCACCTCCATAATAACCAGATCCACCTCCACCTCCACCCGTATTTGCGCTTGCATTACTTCCCGATCCTTCTGGATATCCACCTGCGCCTCCGCCGCCCATGGGATTTGATCCCCCATCACCGCCAGCTATTCCAACAGCACCAGAAGCTGAAATATAAGCAGGAGTAGGACTACCCTGACCTCCCTGTACATTTGTTAGAACTAATGGTCCGGCAGAAATTGTATTAGTCCCGCCAGTACCACCGGCAGCTCCTGCACCCCCACTATAATTTCCGGTTCCAGGATTTCCAGCGCCACAAGAAATAGGACCGAAACTAGTTCCACTTCCTACAGTTCCTGCACTTCCACTAGGCCCTTCAGAACCTCCACCTCCACCATCACCGACTACAGTGACTTTGAGATAAAGAGGGGATGGACTCGTTGGAGTCGTATAAGTTCCCGCTGAAGGGCCAAAAGTTTGAATCGTCGGAGCTTTATATCCACCACTTGCCGACGCAGAGATCGTGATCAAATCTCCAGATTGAGATAATCCGATCCCAGTCCCTGCTTCAAAGATGATGTTGCCCGTCGCAGCAGGATATCCCGTAACTGCGATGCTTTCAACGGTTCCGCTCCCACTCGCAGTAATCGTGATGATCTGTCCAGAAACTGCAAATGAAACTCCCGTACCCGGTGAAAGCTGAACATTCCCAACCAAACTAGGAAATCCTGCAGGGGTGATTGTGTTGACAATATTTCCGGTGATATTTGAACCGTTCAGAATAGGTCCATCACCATCCACACCGGTATGCATGTGGCCCGTGATACCATTGAACTTAGCTGTCATTAAATTCACTCGCGTGAAAAGAGGATCAGTCGATAATCCGATATCATTGTGAGTCCAAGGTGGTGTTGCGGTTGCAGCAATGTTTTGGGTTTTTCCGATAAAGGAATCAATCGAATTGACCTCTTGCTGCGTCCAGGTGATTGCCGGACCCTGATCAGGAGCGGCACTTCCAAGTCCTAAACGGCTCGGCGTGGTATCATCTGCATTTTTAATAATGAATGCCGGATTAGTTACCGCGGCATCAACTGGTTGACCATCTAAAACACCTGCCATAAATCACCTCACGCAACCGGATTAATGAACGTTGGCGGAATCAAAATGATTCTAAATTTCAACTTTCCCGTCTGATATAAAAATGGATACTCAGGAAGCATTTCACTCATCATCCATCCAAGTCCAGTGTCATCGGACTCTGTGGATTCCAAAGTGCAATTATAAAAAGTCTCAGGTTGAGTAATGTCTGGAGTGAACTCTAAATCAAATTGTTGAGCTGCCCAATCCATAAAGGGTTGCCAAATCGCATCTACTCTGGACTCTGTCTCGTATCTGAATTCGACTTCAAAAAATTGTTGGAGCTGAAAAACGATCGCTTGTTTCACGCCCGCTGCCGAGACATTCACTGCTCCAAAGAGCTTTCGATTCCTTGTCGGAGCAACCCAGTTATAACCCGTGTAAGTCGGTTGAATCGAGATTCCGCTCGTCATTGCTCCTGTGTAAGTGGTATGACCCGAATAATCTGATTCAAGAAATCCGATAGTCGAAGCAACAGAAGCCGCGGCATTCGGTCCGCTTCCGAAAAGTATTTTGAGATAGATTCCATTAGTTGAAATCGTGACTCTATTTTGAGTTCCGCCTGCAATCGTGCGATCGGCAGTCACGGTATAGGTATTGACCGCGTCTTGGACTCCCAAAGCTGAAACGATGTTAGAAATAAGATCGCTTAAAGAAAAATTCCCTTGCTCTAAGACAGCAGTCAGAATCGGACCCCCAGATGAGTTCTGAAAGTCAATGTATTGATTGCTGACATCGATATTGTATCCGTAAAGAATTAAAGATGGATTTTTTAATGCCATGGATTAGGTTCCTCCAACCTTGAAGTAATTAAAATCTGAGGCATCTGTGCTTTGTCTGATCATATCCATCATTGCTTGTTGAGCTTCATTCGTGTCGTAGTAATTGCCCTGAATCGTCAGACTCACGGTTTGCTGAGGAGTTTGCTGCAGATTGCTTGGCGCTTGAACTGCTCCGACATTTGGAGCTTCCGTATTGGTTCCGAATCCGTAATTGGAAGAGTTCGTAGATCCGCCGCCTGCAGAAACACCACTGCTCGTTGTTGATCCGCCTGAAATAGATTTTAGATACCCAGCTAAAACAAGAAGTGCAGCACCGCCCGCAAGCCCTGCCGGATTTGGCGGGAAAATACTCGATAAGAGTAAAAACGTTCCGTATTGCTCAGCGATATCTCCTATAACGCCTAAGAACATATTCTTCATCGCATCGCCAGCAGATTGAGATCCAGCACCGATGGATTCAAAAGCGCTTTGTGCGTTTTTACCGAATGAATCAAAGACATGCTGACCCAATGCTCCGAAATCTTCTAAGTTCTGTTTGTTCTTGGCAGATCCTAAAGCAAAAGCACGAGTTACACCTTCAGCAACCGTTTCAGATTGATCCAAATAGTTTTGAAGAGCATTCAAACGATCTTGTTTGAGCTGTTCATTCATCTTATCGAGCTGCAGTTCTGTTCTTTTATTAATCTGAACAATTTCGGCTTGTTTCTGCTTTTCGGTGAGTCCGTCTTGCTTACGGATCTTGTCGATTTCAGATTGGGTTTGTTTTTTTAAAATGATGACTTGTTGTTCGTGGATCTTATCGACTTCAGCAACTGTCGTTGCGGCTTTCAATTCGTTTGCAAGATTCTGAGATCTGAGCTTATCGATCTCGTCTTGGAACTTCTTGAGATCTGCTTCGCGTTTGGCGGTATTAACATCATTATTTTTTTGAACTTTATTATCGGTTGCGATCTGTTTGGTTGCAGATTGTTCTTTCAAGGCATTCAATTGAGATTCCGTTGCGGCGATATCAGCGGTGATCTTTTTGATCTTTTCTTCCTTAGACGGACCAAACCACTTATCAAGGATGCCTTCTTTGCCGGTATTGAATTCAAGATCAACTAGTTTGCCTTTAAGAGATTGAAGACTCGCTTCAAGGGTCTTAGTTTTGGCAGCGGTTTGTTCAACCCCAGTTCCAAAATTAGCGCTTAAATAGGTTTTAGCTTCCGATGTCCAACCACGAAGATTATTGAAAAAGTTCGTGAGTGTAGGTCCTGCAACCTTTTCAAAAGCGACAACGATGATGTCCTTGAGATCCGTTATAGTTGCTTTGAATGCCTGAAAAGCATTCGTGGCTTCTTTCATGTTTGGATCAATCCCAGCAAATGCTGTTTTGGATTGTTCCAGGACCGCATTTAAGATTGCGTGTTGTTGACCTTCTTTGGAAAGCTCGTTCGTTGCGACTCCGATGGACTTCGCAAAGTCTGAATAAGCTTTTTGTTGGTCAATGATAATCCCCATGCTTCGGAGCTGGCGAGTGGATCCAGATGCAATAGCTTGAGTAATTTGTTCGAAGTTCTGACTGATATCTCCGCCTGAAACAGCGCTGGCTTGCCGCGCGACCGTCATGACCTGATCAAGTTGTTGAGCATTTGATCCTAGTTCGACAATCGCCTTATTAGCGTCTTTCATGAGAGTCGTATCATCAATCAGACCGCCGGACGCCTCTTGCAGTCCCGATTTAAGCGCATCACCTGCAATCCCGGCTTTTTCAGTCAAAATATCAAACTGAGCATTGATAGCTTCAATTTGTTCACCGTCGAAGGTGAGATCCATTGCTTCTTTAACGGCGTATACGGCACCCGCAACAACACCTAGAGCGATCCCGGCTGATGTGAAAGCGGTCATTAAGCTTTCGAGACCCTCGCCGTTTGTGGCCGCTGTTAGCCCATCCGAGAATGTAGATAACGATTCAAGCGCATCTGTGACGTCGAGATTTAAAACCCAATTGGTTTCTTCATCACCGCCTGCCATGATTTACGCTCCTGTGTCTGCTCTTGAAAAACTCAAAACAAGCAACTGGCGGTGTGTACTTTATCTCCGCTTTCGCTTTCTCTTCGAGTTTCCGTCTAAATTCATTTCTGGCATCCATATCATCTTGGCTGAGTGAACTATCGTAAAGGTACTGACCGTATTCTTCTTTGGACTCCTTCGTCATCGTCGGATACATCGCAACTCGACAAAGCTCGTAAAAATCTCGAAATTTTCTTCGACGTTCTAACAATCGGCCCTTGATCAGCATGTGGAAAAAGAGAGCCGCTCGCATCTGAAGAATCTGGTTGGGAGTCCATGAATAGATCAAACACGCTTCAGCAATTAGCTCCGTAAAGCGGAAATTGATTCGAGGTGATTCGGAATTGCCCAGTTTTTTTTTTGAGCCGCTTCAAAGATCGTTTTGTTTCCTACGATTTTCCCCACTAGACTTTCAATCAATACGGACTTTTGAAGCAAAGTCATTTGCTCGACGTCTTTCAAAGTAATCGTGTCGCACAAAGTTTTAATAGTTCCGAAGTACGCTTTATTTTGGAGTTCACCCGTATCGAGTTTGATCTTTTTAAATTCGATGCATTTTTCCCAAAACGCTAAGAATGCATCTACCGTTACAGGGAGTAGGACGTGAGTCTTTCCGTGGAGGACAAAAGACAGTTTCTTTTGAGTAATGACATCGAGATCGCATAGAATTTCATCCTCATCGGATTGTGCTTCTGTTCTTGCCGGTTTAAAATTCACGTCCTACTCCTTTTTAAGTGTAGTTTGCGCCTGATGTCGGGAACGTAAACGTATCGCCGTACGCAAATTGAGTTCCTAACTGAGTTAATGTGAAGGTCACAACCGGATTCAACGCCGCCACAAAGTGAGCCGAACTTCCGCTTGCTGCAAGAATATGGAGGTCTCCCAAAGGTCCTGATTGAGATCCTGAAACGGCAAAGTCATTACCGGAAGTCTGACCTACACAGAGTGCCGTAATAGTTTCGGTCTTCGTAAATTGATTGCTCACCCCAATTTGAGTGAGCGTTCCATTACCGACATTGCCGCCGCCAGCGGTGACTGCACCAAAGCTTGCGTTGATTGTTCCAATGGTCGGATCTCCGAAAGTCATGAATCGGAAAGGAATCACTGAAGTATCTGGCAAAATTGTCATTTCAACCTGAAGTCCGGTCTGTTTATCGGGCCCATACTTAATTTCAGAAGCCGACATCGCAACCGCTTTGTAGAACGTCAGATCTTGAGAGTAGTCTCCCGGCACGCTCGATAACGGATGCAATGTTAAGAGCTGAGCATGAAGCGATAGCTTGTCACCGATTTGAAGATTGAATAGAACGCTCTGATTTGCACCATTCGTAATCAACTGAGCATGCGGGAAAGCAACGAGCCAGTTTGATTTCGCCTTGGTTTCAGCCAGAGTGAATTTCACCGTGAAACCTTCACCGGAAACAACCCCGTCTAGGATCGTATCACCGGCCTGATCTTCTTTAATGTCTGCGATTTTGTACTTAGGAGAAACGGTAACACCGCCCTCAGTTCCGCCAAGATCAATCCCACCAAACACGACTTGCATCGGACTTAGCTGAATATTACCTGGGGTTAAATTTGCATTACTCGCGCTCATGGCGAAACCTCCGTGTTTTGTCTGAATCCTTGAGACTCAGGTTAAGGGATTTTAACAATGTTCACAATCCCTAGTTTTTAAAAATTCTCAATGTGCTCTACTTCGCATTCCAAAACGATTTCCTTTCGAAACTTACCGCCGTCTCCCGAACCTTCCTCTCGGGTGAAAATAGGAGAAAACGTCACGCGATACACCACAATGATGATATTCAGGCTTCCATCCATTGAAAGAATCTGAGTCTCATCGAGTGTTTGGTGCATCGCTGAAAGATAACGGTCAACTTTATAAGTCAGATTCTCTTCGTCTTGATCCTCGACAAGAACGCAGACTTTGAATTTGGCGCTTGCGTTAACGAAATTAGATTTCTTGTCTTGAATTCTGAAATCAAAATTATCGCAGATGACAAATACAGCTGGAAGCTCGTATCCATGTGGTTTTTCAAAAATGAAATAGGATTGAGGGACTTCCAAAGTCACTTGAGGCGGTCCGACCGCTGCTGCAACTATCGTTAGATTCGCTGCAATATTAGTCTGGATATAGTCAATGATCAATGCCCGCGCGCCTTCGACAAGTTTGCGATAGTCCGCACTCATTCGAGTTTACCCATTATAATGTACTGCGCTATTCCGTCAGTTATATTTGAAATGGTTTGGTCGCTGAATTCCATGAAAGGACGCATGACTCCGGGGTACTGAGCATAAGGAAGTGCTCCAAGATCCACTCCGACTGTCATTCCTTCATTGGTGACTAGCTTCAGAGATCCGGGACCGCGTCCTTGAGCAGCGGCAGCTAATCGACCGGTCGCAACCATCGTCGCGTTACCTGCACCTGGATATGCTGCGAATTTCTTTTTTTTCTGCTTAAGATAAGCAGGCGTGAGAGATGCCCAGGTATCGCCTTCACTTGCATTCTCAGTCTGCCATCGGACAATCTGAGCTTGCTGATATTTAGGATATGCATAACGGTTTAAATAAGAAGAAATGGCTTTCCCGCGCGTCGCAATAGCTTTAATTGAAAGACTGATGCCATCTTTAGTCTTAGTTAACGACGCGGTTGCCATGACGTCACCTTCTCGGTGTCGGATCTGTGACCCGACCCAAAGCAAAGCCAAATAAAGGCGCAAGCGGTTGGCCTTGACGTTTATAAAAATCATCTCGCATCGTTTCAGCTTTCTCCAAAAAGCCTTCCGACATTTCTTTGAATGCCTCAATTGATTTCATAATATCTTCGGTCGGAGCATCTTCAAGCTGAAAGACTTGAGAGGCGCGAGTAGAATATTTTGCAGCAGCTTTTTCATAAGCTTCTTGAGCTGCGAATCGAAGTGCAGCGGCATTCAATCCATCATCAAGATTAACATAGCTCGTTCCATACCCGAGCCACGAAGAAGCGTTTTGAAGAAACTGATCCAGTTCTGAATCATCAAACCATTTGTAGTAGTACGTTCCAGTCAATTTACTAGTATTCGATGGAAGAGACGGAGCTTGGAGCTGGAAAGTTCCAGACTCCAAATCATCTTGAATGATGTTACCCAGTGGGATCGCCGTCCCGTTCAAATAAAGACCTAGTGGGAATGTCGCTGTGGTAAAATTAGTCACTCGACGATATTCAAATGTTTTAAAAATCGTATTAATGCCATCAACCACACCTAAGATCTTTTTCATCGAACAGATCTTATCGGTCGGTCCGTCAAACAAGATCGTTCGAAGTGCCAGAATTGCGGTAGATGAGTCAGGCCACGCCACGATGATCTTCTTCCAATTGTTTCAATATATCTTCTAAAGTCATCTCAGGCGCGATGTATGCGTATCTGAGTTTCTCAAGCTTCATGGCAGCGGCTTTACGTTTACAATCAGCAATCTCTCGTTTAGAAACCGGTTCATCAATATAAAGCGGTCCATCAACGGCTTGTGGAAAGAACTTATCGACCGTTCGCATTAAAGGTTCAACTGGGAAATGCAGATACCCATTTGGGAATCGAGTATTACGAACATAGACAACATCTTGAGCGACATCGCCTGCAAGTCCTAAATACTTTCTGCCGTCCATTGGTTCTTTATTGGGAAGATCTGCTTCGGGATTCAAACACGATCCTGCCGGTCCGATTTGTTTTGCTGCCACTCTTTCGTTCCTTTTATACCTTGCCATTCGTGCACCTTTTTTAGAGCGGGGCCACGGCTCTTCACTTTCGTGGCCCCGCCATTGGATGACTCTCGTGGAATTCATCCAAAGTTGATTTTAGACAGATCCATCAGAACCCTGGTAAGCGAAACGAGGATCAATGAAATCCGCATTTCCACGTACTGTCAGCTTCCAACGATAAATGTCTCGTTCGAATCCTGCACCGGTTTCAGGATTTTCCTGAGTGATCTTTGCAGCTTCGCGCATTTGAACGATGAACCAAGGCTTGCTTGAATCCATGACATACCATGCCGAAGAGTTCGAGTTCGTCGAACCTGAATTATTGAACATGAAACGACTGATCACTGGATTTGCAATTCCCTGCAATACGTTGATTGCCAAAGATCCACCGACCTGACCTGCAGATGCAGCGCCCGACGGATAGAAATTGGAATTCAACAAAGTTGCAAGCGTCCAGCGATAGAATGGACTCACTGCGATGCTATCAGGAGAGACCGCCATTTTAAGCCCTTGGAGATTCAATTGGTTTTCAAGAGCTGTGAATGCCGATTGCACGTTTCCCTGAGTCAGAGTTCCGAAAGAAGCGGGTTTCGTTGCGCCGCCGCCTTTTAAACTCGTGCTCCATGGATACACGCTTTCATAACTAGGTTTAGTTTCCGAAGACGGAACTGTCAATTTCGCGTAAGTTGCCCCAGTAGAAATCGAAGCCAATTTTCCGTAAGCGTACACTTCCCAGAGCTGCGCAGCGTAGTCGGCCATGTCGCCGACTTTCTGAGCAAACTGACCGGTTTGATCATCATCAATCAATTCAAAAGACACCGGAAAAAGTTCACCAAACTTTTTATTACGAAGTTTGATGTCCAATCCGATGACCGATGCTTCTGCGTACTTCTCGCCTTCGCCGACTTCTTCTAAGAAGGTCAACGCATTGAGAGGAGCGTAAAGCTCGGTATCTCGACTTGAAGGGATTACGTGGGTCCATTGTTCGTACGTAGTCTTCACCGCTGGATAGAGGTTATTGACTGCAGTCTGAACACCGGCACGCAAGAGCTGGGGGTTCGCTGAAGCTGAATTCGATTCTCGCATCAGCTTCTTCTTGAATTTCGCCCAGCTAAAGTTTGAGTCGATTCCCATGGGCATCGCTTTCGCGTCGCGCATGTCAACCCCAAAACGGCCTTTAATGGATTCCCGAAACTCTTTCATTTCAGGATTATTCCAGACGGCCCTTTCTTTCATCTTTTGGTTGACCTCAACGCTATTGCGTCGAGACAACTGAGTTCTTCCATTTGTGGCTACATCACTCATATTTCTTTCATCCCTTCCTTAGAAAATGACCTGAGCACCGGTTCCAAACGGATATCTTGCTCCGATTAGAATATCTCCTGTTTGACCTGCAACCGCCGAAGTAACGGGAACAAGACCTACAAAGATACCGACATAATTGTGGTCGCCTGGATCTGTCACGGTGACCGTTTGGGTATTGTCGCCATTCGAAAGATAGACTTTCGCTCCGATCGTAAAAGAATCGCCCACATGCAGGAGCAATCGAGCAGTGACCCCATATTTCGGTCCAACGAATCCCGGACCTTTCTGAGATGCATCCACTGGAGTTAGACCCTGATAAGGACTATTTAATTGACCATTAGTCACGGCATTATCCGCAACGCCCACAAAGGTCACGCCATCACCCGTCGCACTGACTGGACGAAGAGTTAAAGCTCCTGTATCAAAGCACATAAGATCGCCTTGATTCCAAGTCGCAGCGGTTGAGCCCACAACTACGGCAGCACGACCGTCTTCAAAAAGAGATTCTCCTGGCCCACCTCGAACAATGAGGTCATTATTGCCAGATGAAGCTGAAATAGACATATTTCAATTTCCTTCCTTGTTTAGAAATTAATCGCCATCAATACAATCACCAAAACCGCGGCTTACCCCGGATTCTAGCATTGCACCGTTTGGCTCAACACCAAGTACGAAACCTTCACCTTCAGACTCACTTCCAAGTGTGTAGGCTTCTTTAAATCGTCGTAATTCACGTTCCAGTTGTTGGACCGTGCGAATGGCAGGCAAACAACTTTCACGAAATTTTTTAGTCGCCTTCATTGGGAGACCGGACTCACGAAGCACTTTGTCCGTGTGCTTTTCGAGCTGAAGTCTTTCCAATTCGCTTTCTAATTTTGCCATCTTGGCAACAAGTGCGGTCACGCCATTTCCCCTTCCAGCCGACTGTTTGTGGCTTTGTTGGATTTGATCTTGTGGTTTCATTCCGTTCTTCGATCCCGCAGGCGGTACGGTTGGAGATCCGTGGACCCCGAGTGCCGTCTTATCGCCATCAGCATCAGACTCAGCTTCGCCTTCAGCTTCTACTTCGCCACCTTCAGCTTGATGCATGGCAGCTTGTTTCTGTTTGGCTTGCATGTGCTTGGACATTTTCATGGCATGTCCAGCAGTATCTTCGGCTTCTTTGCCTTCGAGACCCATTTCAAGCGCGTTTTGATAAGCTTCAGCCATCATCTGCTTGTCTTCATCACTGAAACCATCACCAAGATACTTTGAAAGCATATTGCTAATCAAAGCCACGTCTTGAGCAGCATCAGGATGCGATCCAGTTTGTCCATCTGCAGATCCATCAGCAGAAGCTGCACCTGCGTTACCGATTCCATCTTCTGCTTCACCTTCAGCCTGTTTGTGCTGTTTCATTTTCATTTTGCCTCCTTCGAGGATTTGGTTAACTTTTCCGCCCGCTCCTGCCGTCGTTACGAGGTCACATGAGAATGCGGACTTCATTTCTCGAACAGGGCGGATCACATCGACCCCTTCCTGTGTGGCCTCCAAAAGTTTCGATTTGCACGAATCAGGAATGCTTTCCATTTCCAAGAACTGCTGGATCGGTACTGTATCAAAATCACCGCCCGCGTTAATGGAGAGACCCACGAGATCTTCACCGGGATGTTTAGTTGAATAATTGAGAGACTCAATCATCTGAGTCCGAAAAAGATTGAGAGATGGATCGGCAAGGAAAACTAAGTCTGCTGTGAGTCCGAGATTGTCTTGTCCTTGAATGGGTTCCGCACGGACCTCTTCGAAATATCCGCCGAGATCTCTGACGGATCTTTCGGGGCGAATGACTTCTTCTTCTTCTGATGGATGATCAATGTAAAATTGTGCGCCTTCAAAAAGTGGAACGGCGGATTCAATCGCTGACGCCGTGTAATAATAAGCGTCATGGAGATTGCCCATGCCTTCTTGTAAAAGAGTTACGCGGAATCTGCGACCGACTTGCCCGTCCACGGCCGTTGAAGCTTCTTTGATTCGACCGATGAAATTAAATTTGCCTCGGCTTTGTTTTACCGTGCTCTTTGCGAGCTTCTGTTTGACTTTGTCATTGTAATCTGAAATGGCTTTGTCGACCGTCGATCCACTGCCCTTAGGTCCACTTCCAGGTCCGCCTTGTTTGGCCTGCTTCGATGGACCGAGTTGAGCCGTGCAAACCGCATAGGCATTATCTGCTGAACCCTTTTTCATGACATCAGCAACGCAATCGTCCCATTTCTTTGTATGAGTCCCGGCACCCGGCTCTTGGCATTGCATCCCAGGTAACACTAGCCTTGATTGTTGGGCTACCCCTGCACGAGTCACTTGTGGTGCAACGCTTGCTCCAGCGGTCTCTTTTTTCTCAGCCGCACGTCGTAAAGCAATCCTAGGATCTTTTGCGCCTGGCTGAAGATAAAGACTAGGAACGATTCCTGCTCCATGCTGTTTCACGCCCATCTTTTCCGCCTTTCGACAGATCGTTTTGAACGGAAAGTCACTTCGTTATAAAAACTGCCCCGATGATTGTTTCTGAGCTGAGGATCAACGACGAAGTCGCGATGCAGACTCAAGCCCATATCTTGTGCAATTCTTTCAGCTTGTTCCAAAGACTCGAGCCGATAGCGCGACCCCACGTCTTGGATGTAGTATGATTGAGTGCAACCTAACATCGGGTCGCCCTTGTCAATCGCTGTAACCTCATCATCTTCACGGCCGAACATTTGGTCGCGTTTATTGTAATAAGGTCGGTCGACTTCTTCAAACGTTGGCACTCCATACTTTCCCGCATTCTGTGCAAAGTCTTGCAATGTGTCTGGAATCATGAAGCTCATAGTTTAACTTGCTCCACTTCTGTATTGAGAGGCGACTGCTGTTTTGTCGGACTTCGTAACCGCCGACGAACTCCCACTATCTGGAGAAGGAGACATAGGACTGGCAGGAGGTTTCGCAGCAGCGGTCGGTGCAGTAAGAGGAGAGATCAGAACCGGTGAAATCGGTTGTTGGCTTTCCTGATCAATCAAATCCTTTTCGGTTGAGTAATCATACTCATCGATTCCGCCGACTTCCTTCGCCGCAAGAGGCGCTGCCGTTTGACGAGAGATATATCCGCAATCTTCAGTGAACTTGATATCCTTAAGCTTGGCAGACGAATCTTGACTAATAATCTCAGGAAAGCTGATCTTGCACTTCGCACCGGGTACACCCCAGCCGCCGTTATGGAACTTGTCCCAAAGTGCCTGAAGGATTCGACCGATCTCAAGCTGACGTCGCTCGAACTTCTTAGCAACCGGTTCAGTCCCAACAATAGCAGATGCCTTCGTCTGACCCGCTGATTTCTCAAGCCCGAAGTAAGAAGTCGGGATCTGACTGCCAGCGGCTACCATAGAAACGCCCCAGCTCAATGTCTCATCATCGCCATTGCTACGACCTTGATTTGAAAGATATTGACGTGTAATGGCTTTCGTATGAATAAATCGAGATCCGGCTGGCTCAAATTCACCTAGGCCTTCTAAAGACGCGGTCAAATTATCGACATCAGTCTGCGATCCTTCAACAGTGATATCCTCAGTCCATGCAGATTGTTTTTTAAGCGCAATCAGTTTGTAATTGATGCAATCCCGAATCCATTTGAGGTATCCTAAGACCGGGAATAGATCCGAGCGCCCGCGCTTCTCATTGGAGACACAGTTGTATTTGAAGTGCATGACGTCACTGGCCGGCAATTGCTGCATGACAAACTTAGAAGTCGGCACCGCTTTGCCGGCCGAGGTCCCTGTGTAGATTTGGTACTGGGTTGGAAAGACAAGCTGGTAATACAAGACTCTTTTAATATCTTCCGGGAATGTGACAATCTCCCAGACGGTTGAGGGATCTAAGAGCCGAATCCGGGGAATCAAGCCCTTGGCGGGTTCTTGACCCGGCAGATCCTGATAACCAATAAAAACTTCGTTGTCAGGCAACCACCAGATGAGATTCTCGCCGTAGATCGATCCCTCGCGGCAGATATCTTCCATCATCTCTTCGAGGCTATTCACCTTTACGAAGGCTTTCCATAGGGCTAGGGCTCGTGGATCTTCACAATCAATGCGATAACCGCGGCCAAGCACGAAATCTCTAGTAATGTGTACCACGGCACGAGCAAGAGGATGGTGATGGTACTCATGAAAACAATAAGCATGCGCACGTAAATAGTCATAGAGATACGGTTGCTTGTTGAATGGCCCCCCGAGAAGAGGCACGAAATCATCGCCGACTAATCCGGCATTACTCCCTGGAATCGATCCGGCGAATCCGTCTGATGCGAATGCGTCGCCTTCTTTGATATTGGCTTCACGAAACTTTCTGATGCGACTATTGGACTTCCAGGCTTCTTGGATCGCATTCTTATTTCTGAGTTTCTTGTAGCGATAGACGCCGTCCGAGTTCGCCTCTAGGAAGATCCCTTCGGCTTCTATGTCCTTATTTTGCTCAAGGCATTCCATGAGCTCTGCCATGGTGTGAACGGATCGAAACTTGGACGGATCGCCCGGTTTAAAGCTGTCATCGTAAAGGTAATCGTCTTCTTTGAAGGTCGCCTCACTGGCGATCATTCTGAGCGCTAGCTTGCGTTCATCGAGACCCTGTTCGATTGGAGTAGGGACAACCGGCTTAGTTTTAGCCATTGATTGTGAGTAATCCACAACTCAGTTCAGAAATCATCATCTATTTTGATAATAGTGTGGATTTTTTAACAGTGCAAAGATATTTTCTCACGAGGGCTTGAGCGGTTTAAACGTGCGTTTTTCCTCTCAAGCCTCAATTCGGATTCAGATTGATTCTCAACCATTCATCAAAATTACCATTAAACGTCCGATTCAAATGAGATTGTTTCCATTTCGAATAACTTTCGGGATGCGGGAGCGGACAATGCTTTTCTTTGAAGTCTGCCAAATAGGCGTTCCGCATTCGAAGTCCTTGAGCCTTTCGGAATGCCGGAGCTTCGATCTGGCCGTACCACCGGTATTCAGCAGCAACGCCGCCTTTGCCGATAAATGACGCACGCCACATAGTGATACTGAACATTTCGGCATGGGGATACGTTCGGACTTTATGTCCTGCGATTGTAAATTCATTCCAATCCTTCCCACCAATGTTTTCGGGCCATAAAGACAGCGTCGCAATATTCCCATCGACATCCATAACGTCTTTCATAGCTTTCAACCAACCTTGAGTAATGGGATAACTATCGGGATCGTACCAAAGAATCAGATCCTGGAGATCAGCATTGAGTTGATGAAAAGCAAAATTAAATCCACCATGGCCTCCCAGATTCTTCGGAACTGAGATGACTGAGCCATCGACCATGCGAGCTATAGACTTGATGCATTGCGCCGCATTATCGTGTTCAATCGGCCAAACATTATCGAGCAGTATCCATGTCTTGATCTCAACTTGTCCCATAGTACGGAGAGCTTGCGCAAGACTCATCGCAAGTGTTGCTGGCTCACAATGGCACACTGTAATGACATGAATCATTCCATATTCCCTTTTTGTTGAAGCCAGTTATCGAATCCTTCGAAGTCAATTTCGGGTTTCTCGCTAATCATATCCTCGGTCATTGGAGCAGTTCGACAACGACAATGAAAATGGGCAGGCGGGACTTCAGCATCACAATCGCCCATGTCTTCACCATTATCGAGTTTCTTTCGAATCTCCGTCGAGTTAAGGCCATCTCGAACCATGCAACAATTGTCAGTTTTCGAATCAATGATAGCAATCCATTGATAATCCATGATCCCATTCTCTTCAGCCGAGTCCGATTCCCCTTCTCGAACCGATTGAACAAAATCGTCCATCATCTCTTGTTCGAGTTCCCAAGAATAACCTTGGATATAATCGGTTTGATCATCTTTAGACCAATCCACTGGATAGAAGATCTTATCGTTCGGAGATCTTCCGAATGGCAAATATGCCTGTGTGTAGTCCTCTACAGCCTGATCCCAAACGTCTGGCTCAATGATTCCGAATGACATCGAAATGCCAGGTTCTTCGTCTTTGGGCTTAGCGGCCTCTTTAATTTGGGCCATTTTGATGCGTTTCGGGATTCGTGCTTTAGAGGGGAATGCCCGGTCAATCCGATCCATGGTTTCTTGAGCTGGGCTTTCCAAGACTTGAGAAAGTTGAAAGGCATCTACAATGTCTCGAAGAAGTCGATGGAATGCGAGCTCAACTCGCGCAGCAGTATTTCCACCGCTCGGAGTTTCTCGTTCCATCTCTTCATTGACATCGGATTTCGAAAGATTGCCGCGCGTATTCTTGTCTAAAGCCCGTCCAATTGCTTCAGCTTGTCCGGCATAGCTCAAAGTGTAGGTTGTAGTTCGAAGCTGCTTAAAAAGCGAATGCGCCTGTTCTATGGCCATTTGAAAGTACGGTTCTAATCGTCTCTGAAAACTATCGCGGTTGAGTTTGGCAAATTGTCGACCATGTTGTTTCGTGCTCATATGAGCCGCGATCTCTTCGGCTCGTTCTTGCAGAACAGTGACAATCTGCGCTAATGCAATTTGATACTTCGCATGAATGGAGTCGAGTGCTATATCGCGGTCATGAATGAATGCGGAATAAGCTTTAGACTGAGTCAGTGGTTTCTTTTCTGCCATTTCCAATTCATAGTAGAGTCATGCATTTAATAAAATCAATTCTTCTTTTGGGTCTCTTTTTTAATCCGAGCTTATCATGGACTCAGACTCAGATCATCTCCCACGATACAAATTATCCGCAATGGTATGACTACGAAGCTTTCGGTGGGACACCTGCGATTTATCCTAAGTTCAAGATCGTCTGGGGTGTGGATGGCTCAACCGTCGATGCGACCGCTGCGAATCCCTTTCCGATTACCTGCATCTCGGGATGCTCTGGCAGCGGTGGTGGGACCGTTAATCAAGGAACTCAAGGAAGCTCGGCATCACCTTGGTTCGTTGTAGATCAATCGGTCTTGGCTGAACTTGAAGTTATTAATACAATTTTGGGATCGCCATTCCAAGCAGGCGGAACGATTGGGAATACGGCATTCGGTGCAACTCAATCGGGAGTATGGACGGTAACGGCCGTTCAACCTACCGCATCTCTCTTTAATGGAACGGTTGTAACGACGAGCGGCGCAACGATTGCCAAAGATTCAAGTCTATCGACCATTAATTCAACTTTGGGTTCACCGATGCAAACAACTGGCGGAATAGTTACCGCTAATCAGGGAACTCCAGGACCCTTAGCGAGTCCATGGCCAGTGACTTTAGTTGATGGTCAGAAAAATACCTACATCGCATCTTACGAAGACTTGGTCCCGGGAACGCTCGCTACAGACATTGCTATCTTAAATGGAAGCGCCACAAAAATAGTTCGTGTCATTAATGTCACAATTTCTGGTACGCGCACTACGTCTGGATCGATACCTATGGCTTTAGTCAAACGATCGACCCCAGATTCAGGCGGGACTTGTATTCATATGGTCACAATGGCTAATGATGGATTAGATCCAGCCGCTACAGCCGTTGCTCAAGGATGCAGTTCTAATCCGACTTTAGGAGTGCTCGTTGGATATCCTAAGATCTGGGACTTAACATTGAATCCTGGGACGACAACAGATAATGTGGCACTTTACAGTTTCAATTTTGGAGCGCTTCCGGGTGAGCAATCGATTGTGCTTCGGGGTGTAAACGATGGTCTATCAATTTATATGTGGGGATTTACAGTCGCAGGTGCTGCTTTCAATGTCTCTTATTCTTGGACGGAAGAATAATATGAAACTTTTAGCCGGTTTTTTGATTTTATTGTGTACGAACGCTTTGGCAATTCCAGGAATCCCTATTTCTAATGGTCCCATTACGAATCCTGGAACGAATGCCGTTATGGCAACGATGGTTCTTCCTGCTTCGGGAAGTATTGCAAGTCCGCCAAGCGCGAATTATTTTATTACTGGATATTGGACATGTACTGTAGCCGCTCTTTATGAGTATCAAACCTTGAACGCATCAGCCGTTGTTCAAACCGCAATTCTTTTACCTTGTGTGGCTAACGCGTCGAATCCTCAATTGACGACTAATCCGATCTCGTTTTCAGTTCAGGATGGATACACGATTCGAGTGATCAATCTAAATAGCTATACCGGAACTGGACAAGTGACCCTTTTTTACGGAATTGAGACCTTGAATTAGCCAGATCCATAGCCAGAGCCACAGCCATCGCCAGAGCCAAGGCCATCGCCTTTTCCATCGCCATCGCCAGAGCCAGCGCAATAGCCAGCGCCATAGCCATAGCCACAGCCACAGCCACCGCCACCGCCAGAGCCATCGCCTTTTCCATCGCCATCGCCAGAGCCAAGGCCATCGCCTTTTCCATAGGCATCGCCAGAGCCATCGCCATAGCCAGAGCCATAGCCAGAGCCATAGCCATCGCCATCGCCATAGCCATCGCCATCGCCAGAGCCATAGCCTTTTCCATCAATCATTCCCATTCAAGAATAGCAATTAGTTTCGCCCCCCACTCAGGAAAATATTTCTTGATTTTATCGACTGACATTGGAGATCCATCGAGGCCAGCTCTTTTTAAAGCAATTTCGCATCCAGTCTTACATGCGCCCGTCAAAGTACGAAATTCTTGAAGAGTAATTTTTCTACTTTCCCCGGCGTTTTGAATCTCTTGTTTAACTGCGTCTAAAGAAGGCCTACGCTTTTCATCCTTCCAAATAGCATCAGCAATTGCTTCGGCCAACGTGTTCCCATGAGCACAGTAATGACTCCCTGCGAGGGTAACAAAAAAACGTTTTTTGTTACCCTCAACTTTGTAAGATTCAACTCGATGTCCTTCTCTAGTTGAAGAAACAATTACAGGACCGTCTGTTACTTCTTCAAGTCCATCTCTGTAGATAACTTGACTCATAATCATTTTTCCTTAGAGCATACCTCTTCAAGCGACGCGTAAGCATCATTTGTCATTTCTGCGATCTCAAGGCCACTTGGATTTTAAATCGCTACAGATTTAAGTTTAGCTCCAATTTGGTGATCTGCTTTTGGCTTTAAACCATTCGCCGCTACATCACTGATAGATCCCGATTTATCGCGCGTGAAAACGCGCCAAAGTCGGAATGCATCCCTGAGTTCAATTGCCGAAACACCAGGCGTATGGGCTGTTACAATACCCGCATGAACTCCTGCTACATTCGCGCGAACGATTACCTTCTTACCAATCATACTCATTTTACTCTCCTTTTTTTCATTATTGTTTCTTACAACCAAATCCGTCTTTGCAGAAGATCAGGGTTGCATCATAATAAACCTGCACATTTTTAAATTCTTCGCCCATCTTCGCTTACGACAATACAAACAATAAAATAGCGATCGATTGGAGTTCTTCACCACTCCAAAATCAGTTCGGTATCGCCAGAGCCATAGCCAGAGCCATAGCCATCGCCATCGCCATAGCCATCGCCTTTTCCATCGCCAGAGCCATCGCCATAGCCAGAGCCAGAGCCAGAGCCAGAGCCAGAGCCAGAGCCATAGCCATCGCCATA